GGCATCCTTTAGCACGCATCTTATTAGTTGCATTTGTTACTGATTTATTAGCTTTGGCAATAATCACACCATTAGCTTTACCAATAGCTGTTCCTATGGCTGCATGTATCTTGGGCGGTTTAAACTTTTCAAATGGCATACTACTCTGTAAATACTTTAATGGAGTCTAAATCATCGATGGCTTTCTTTATTTGACCTAAAGGTGAACCCATTGATGCTCCGTGTGATTTAATTTGTGTTAATCCTCCTGCTGAGGAACCTGCTGGTACTACTCCTGCTAGAGCTTTACCTAGTCTTTCTAATTCTGAAAGTAACTGTCTCATCCAGTCTTGGGTAGTAGCACCTAGAAGGACTGGTTCTCTTTCTCCGAATGCTTCTGTACCGAGGTATACCTTAGTCGCATCTAATGCTACATAATCTATTCCGTCGAAACTAATTGTTGAAGCGTTTCCTGCTACTGCTTCTGTTGCTGAAAATAGAATACTTTCTTCTTTCGCATTAAAGAACAATCTTCCAGAGTTAATTAATACCTGTGAACCTTGGTAGCTATCTGCTTTATCTGGTTCACTATCCCATGCATCTCTTTTTTCATTTGCCTGTGTTAGCAGTACTGTATGATCTTCTACTAAGTAGATAGAGGCTGGGTCATCATCAATATTCTCTACAACTGGGGTTGCTGGATCTGCAGATGCTTTTCCGTTACTGATAATGGTTATTGGTTTTTGTTCGTTTGTCTCAACAAACTTCTTTTCGTAATCTGTTCCTGTAAACCTTAACGATTGACCCTGTCTTCCTTCTACTATTACATCTCCTTGTGCAGGTTGTATTGGGGCTACATTTGCTTTATCTTCAAAATTATAACCTAAGTCAGGTTCACCTGGGTTTTGATATACGTCTGGGAATGCATTATGATGTGGGCTGTTCCATATACTAACTACTGTAGTATAGAAAAACCGTGTATGGTTAATTACACTATCATCTTTTTCTATTGATGGAGCAGTAGTAATTATTACTATCTCGTTAAGTAGAGGGTAGTTCTTAAAGTTAGTATTAATGGGGTATGCTATGTCTAGTAGCTTTGGGTCACTTTCATCTTGTTGTTGACCTATTACTCTAAACCTTATAGCACCAAGAGATTCTATTTCACCAAAGGTAGACCAATCTTCATGAGCGTCATCCAATATGATATCAACCACTCTAGCAGGAAATGACTCTGGTATAGAGTTAGCTGATGATGGTCTCTTGTTAACGTATGCTTCTAATCCTCCATTAAATGGCATCTGGTTCTTCTTTATCTTTTACTTCTTCGTTTAACTCCTCAGTATTCTCTAATAGAGCAGCTAATTCAGCAGGGTCAAACATATCTCCTGAATCTCCTTTAGCTTGTGCAGATTCAATTCGTTGTATAATTGCTGCCATTTTTATAAGTGCATCGTCATTCTTTACACCTATTTCCATATATTCTTTAATCATAGGAACGATGAGTGTGGCATCTCCTATGTTCTCTATGAGTGGTTTAAGTTCTCCTATGAGAGCTTTTACCTGTGCTTTGGTTTGAGATTGGTTATCATGTATCTCGCCGAAAAGGTCGGATAATGTCTTCTCACCAAATATAATTTTATCAAGTGCCATAAGTATATTTTTATATAAATATCTTATTAAACATTTATATCGAAATGTCCTAGGTCGTATTTAGCTTGAAACTTATCATAGAATAGGACTTTGAGGGTAGATATGACTTTAGTTAAATGAGGAGTCTCACAATCTGTCATTTCTCTTATGTAGATATAAAGTGCTTTCTTCTTAAAGATGTCTATATCGTTTCTAGTCTTAAATATAGTAAGAACAGCATCAGCGATCTTCTTTTCTGTATCTTTTGTAAAGTGTATATCTATATCCTTATACATTTCGGCTACCCATACATCTATAAAGTTACTTAAAAGTATCTCATACCCTTCTTTTCTTCCGTCTCCTGGGTTATAGGACTCTTCCATATCATCGAAAGATCCTACTTGTTTGAGTTTTTTGTAGTTTTTATTTGTGTAGTTAATTAACCATCGTTTAACAATAGTGCCAAAGTAAGAGTATGCCTTTGCTCCGTTGGTAGGATCAAATTTAGATATCTTTTCTTCTAGTAGAACAGAAACAATCTCATGTTTTAAGTCTTCAATCGCTTCTACATCGGTATAGTAGAACTTAAACGTATGTATAATGTTTTCCGCTAGTTTATAAAACGGAATATATATATGCTCTGTAAATATTTTATTTCTGTAGTCAACATCTGTTGATGTATTGTACTTAACTATATACTCTTCTGTCTCCTTAGTAAAGTAATTAGCTTTGCTTTTCTTTCTTGCCATAATTATCTGGAAGTATGTACCTGTCTAGTTCTTTTTGTACTAGTTTCATTTGTTCAAAAAAATAACCAACCTCATCGTCGCTTTGAAATACCCCCTTTTCGTCAAGATTCTGCAAGTGCTTTTGTGATTCACCTATAACAGTCGATATATTTTGTAAATAACCTGCTTGGTCTTCGGTAATATCTTCATATTTTTCTAACTTAACCAATAAGTTTCTAACAAGATACGATAAAATAGTCACAATGGCAACTAAAATTCCGGAAATTATATATAGAGTTGTAGGATGAAAATTCATATTATATGTTTTTTAGTAGATTAGATAATCCTTCTGATGCTTTTACTGGACGACCTGTCGAAGCTGCTGTCTTTTTAACCTTAGGAGTAGAATTTCCTCCTGCTGCTTTCCAAATATCGTATTCAACCTTAGAAGCTAAGAAGTCTGCTGTATGTAGAATAGAAATTATAGATGTTTTCTGCCTAGATGATTCCATATTACTGAAGAAATACGATTCATTTGCTTTATCAAACACTCCATCATGGCATCTGATAGCTAAAAACTCTTTCTGATCTACTTTTATACCGAATTTCTGAAGTATGAATAAAGATCTATCTGGTATAAGCATAAAATCTAAGTCTGGATTGTAAGTATACATCTCTGATAGTTTATCTTGCCTCCATTTATCAGTCTGAGGTATATAGTTTGGAGAGTCTCCATCACCCATCTTACCTAAATCATGGAAGAGTGCTGCAAAAACTAATTGCTCATCGGTGAAATCAATCATACCGCCCATCTCTTGATAAGTATTCTTCTGTTTAATAGCAAATTGAACAACTCTATTAACATGGTCTACGTATCCACCAGCAAAAGCATTATGATACCAAGCTCTACCACTAGCAGGAGCCATAACATAATTATCTTCCATATGTTTAATCATCTCCTTAACTTGATCCTTTCGATCTGTTATGTAGTGATCAATAATTTTGTGGTGTTTAACGTAATTGTTTTGAATTTGTTCTGCATTTAACATAGATAACCGTTTAAAAATTTATTATTATTAATATTATTATTATAAATTATATAATAGTATTTAATATATTATATTTAATTATTTATATATATATTCTTTATTATATCTTATTAACATATATCGAAGATATTAAAAAAAATTCGGAAAGGCAACTATTCTATAATAAATTTTTGAATAAAGTCATCTTTCACTAAAGTTTCACTTCCTAAATCCCATTTTATCTTCATATAAATCGATATTGTATCGCCAATCATCGTAGGAGGAAATGGACCAACAACACGTCTAGTAGTAAACCTACCTACTTCATCATCGGAAAAATATATATTAGTACTTTGAACTACTGGAACTACATATCCTTCGAATTGATCTAGTGTTATGATCGTATCTCTAACGGGTATAGGGTATCCACCCCATGTTTCTAAGCCTTGCCACGGATTGTATAGGTTGATAGTTACATTGAGGGAGTCACTAAGAATAAAATATGAATCGGTATCGAATTGTGCTTGTACAACTGACTCACCATTATACTTAAACTCATCTGCTGTCCTATCTGCTTCTACATCTATAGTAAAATATGGCCAATACTCACTAGTCCAATCCAATTCGGTGTGTATATACCCATTTTCATCAGCATTAGTAGGAGATAAAACATTATAGTCACAATATCCTGTCTCACAAGGCAAGTTGAATTG